AGTTTTTGCCTTTAATAAGGTTAATAGCTCTTCTTTTTTATTAGTACGTTTGATTGTTTTCTTTTCTTTTGTTTTAAACATAGTTTTAATTATATTGAAATTTTCTTATTCTAGTGGGTGTTGCCTGCGCAGCCTGGATTTCAATAATCCTGTCTGGGTTAAACTCCCAATAGGCCAACATAGTAGATATAACGTCATCATCGTGGAATCCTTTCGCTGCCCCAGCTCCCTGCTGGACTGCTCCATCGTTCCAAGTGAAGACTTTCATCTCCTCGGTGGTCTTTTTATCGTAGATTTTTATTTGTTTGTTACGTAGCAACCCTTGAAAATGCTGGATTAGTTGCTGTTTAGATTCATAACTCATTTTGAATCCAAGTTTTTCTGTCTCTTTGTCGTATTTATAGTCTAGTTGTTTTCTTCGGTATACTTTTAGGTCTCTGATTTCCCTAATGAGGGCAGCTCCTGCTGCATTAGCTTCAGGGATTATCAGAGGTTTGTTGTATCTATAGTAAAGTAACTTGATTTTGTCAGCTAAAGCAGTGATTGTTACCTTTCCGTTGAATTTAGCTACCTTTTTTCCTGTAGTGGAGATAACTGTTATGGAACCTGGGTCTACTACACCCTCTGAAGGGTCTACTCCCATACGATATTCCTCTCCTACTACACATTGTTCGTATATTTCGCATCCTTCTACCATCTCAACTGGTAGTTTCCGCATAGTTTCTAAATGATTTACGTGTTCTTTTGCAAATACTGTACCATTCATCATCAAATCTGTAGTCCATTCTCCTTTAACAAACCTTCTAATGTAATCTTCTCCCTTAGCTTCTTGGTCTTCTATATAATCATCGGGTAGATTCTCCCTATTATCGTACATTGAACTCTCATATAGGATGTAATTGGGTTTAGGGTTAGCCACGAAGTGTTCATAAGCCCAGAAATTAGCTGGATTACAGGTCATATTACCCTGTCTGAATGGTATGTCGGCTTTACCGCCTACTTTCTTACGTCTTAAACGGGCATTTAGGGCATTAAATACGCTATATTCTACTTCTTCTAGCTGGTCAATGAAGAAAGCTCCCAAATTTAAGGACTTTACCTTCTGTTCTGCCTTCTTAATATCAGCCGCACCACCTGATTGCATAGCATCTAAGCCAAATAAGATAATCTGGCTGCCATTCTTGAAGTTAATTACTCCATCCTTTACACGATACTCGTACCAACTCTCTGGCATAAGCTCAAATAAGTCAGGCAGAATAGCTCTTTCAATATCAGAGATAGTCTTTCTTCCCAACAGAATACGATTCCCAGGGAAACATCTAGCAAAAAGAACCAACTTTATATACAGCGCCAGGGACTTACCTGAACCAAAACCACCTGCGTTTAGGCAATAACGGTTACTGAAGTCTGAAATGAACAGCGCCTGTTTGTTGTTTAGTTTATACTTCTTCCCTTTAAGGGTAATTTCATCCAGTTGATACCCTGCTAGAATCTGCAACCCTAGTTTTTCGTAAGTATCTTGGTACATTTATTCTAGTGTTACAGTTTTCTTAGCTTTCTTTACTTCCTTTAGTTCATATATAGCTATTTCACCACTTTCTACTTCGTTTATGTCAGTAGAAGCATTAATCCATTTATAGTTTCCAAGGTTTTCTTCTTGGACGTAAATTGTTTTTTTAAATTCCATATTATTGATAAGTTAATATTATTTTATACGTATCTAATTACACACGGTTAGATTCTAGGTTTTATTTGTTATGTGGTCCTTTACCGTCTTGTTTCTTTTCTCCTAGGGGTTTATCTTCTTTTTCCTTTAGGGTGTCTAATGCTTGAACCATTCCATTAATTTCTGCTACTTGAAATGTAGCTGTTCTTGTTAAAAGCATTTGTTTAATTGCTTCTATTGTTTTGTTGTCCATAGAGATTATTGTTAATATTATTTTATAGAGATATTAGTTCTTCGGCTCTGAACTAGTATGGCCGCAGAAGTGGCGTAGCTTTCACACACTTACTAATATCCCTGTAAAATAACACATAAGTCATATATTGGAGTGTGTGGAGAGGTTACATATACATATCCCTTACAAATCTGACTCGACTTTACCCCCCCCTATACATTATATAGCCAGTTTAAGCCTATACTTAGTCATTAATTGTCTTTAATAGTTTTAAGTTATGCTTAAGCTCTAATAAAAGCTACTAGGGTTGTATGAGGTGGTGAGGGCGTGGTATTTAAGCCTATAGGGCCTATAAGGGTATTACTCCTAAGTGTATAAGGTTGTATTGTCTCTATGGTAGTAGCTTGTTATCTCTCTATGTAGTTAATACTTGTTTATCCTTATTCTTATGCTTTTCCTTTAGGGTATTTAAAGTCTTAGTTTAATTATGTTTTACTTATGTTTATTCCCTTATGTATTAATAACCTTTTATTATGTTTATGTATTTAAATCTAGGATAGTTATACCGCAATGTTATTTTAAAGCCGTTAGATTGGCTCTGGTGGCTCTGTTTATTCTATGTTTAGTCTGTTTTAGCCCTTTTATGCTTTATCTCTAACTGTGGATAACTATACTATGCAAGGTTGTTAAAATATGCTATACTATAATTATCTAATAAATTAATATAAAAATATGTTAAAAAACTTAACAAAAAAAGATTTAGAATTGACAATTAAAGACTTAGCAATGTTATTGACAAGTGATAGAGATGATAAAACTATTCTCAATCAATTGTATAACAGAATTGATAGCCTGGATTGTAAAGAAATTAATAAGTATTTTAATTACTAAATAATAAAACTATGAGCAAGTATAGTAAGAGCTGGAAAGGTGAGCAAGTAAACAAACCAAGTTTAATAAGTATACTAATTAGCTATACTCTAGCATCAGCCATTTGTCTTTGGCTTGGCTATTGTCTAGGTATGGCATTAATACAATAATATGAGAAAAAAGTATTTAAAGCTCACTAATGAGCAAAAGAAGCGGGGCGTTATTTTTTCTAGTCAACTAATGCCAGATAATGAGCCTATAATCCACGAAGTTTTTGAAGATGACCGCAATAATAACAAGATTGACTTATTATTAGATGATAAATTTTTTAATAACAGCCACTGGAGTTATAACCTTATAAGGAGATAAATAACCTCTTAAAGCTATTAAAATGTTTAATGGCTTTATAGAGTTTATTAATGGCGGTACCTTAACAAATGAAAAAAATAACTTATAACGTATATCTTTTTGATGAGCTTGGAAAAGAAGCGCAAGAAAAAGCAATAGAAGATGCAAGAGACAACGGGATAAATACTGATTACTATTGGCACGATTGGATATTAGAAGAAGCAAAAGAAAAATTAGAGAGGCAAGGCTTCGAGAATGCTGAGATAAACTTCTCAGGCTTTTACAGCCAAGGAGACGGAGCCAGTTTTAATTGTGATGTCAACCTGGATAAGTTTTTATCTGGTAGAAGATGTAAAACAGAGTATAGAAAGCAATTAGAAGAAGAAGAATTGTCAATATGTATTAGGAATAACAGCAATCATTGCCACGAATATACAATGAGTATTAGCTATAATGATTATACAGAGACAATGACCGATAAACTAGAAGCGTTTATATTAGAAGAGGCAAGAGACCAAGCCAGGAAGATATATAGAGAATTAGAGAAAGAAAATAACTATTTAATGACCGATGAGTCAATAACTGAGACATTAATAGCTAATGAGTACTATTTTACAGAAGAAGGTAAAATAGACTAGCTTTACTACATAGCACCGCTTGCAACTTGCAACCGCTTGCTAACTACTAAAGAAGCATTTTAAACCGCCAATGCTTCTTTTTTGTTTACCTAACAGATAAACTATACTATTGTTTGAGATGAGAGAAGCGAAGGCAAATTTTAAAGAGGGAGAATGTGGATTGAGCTAACCCGTCAAAATCGGGTCTTTTTTATTTTAAAGGTCTTTCTTACTTATAATTTTTAACAATGTCATCTAGGGCATTATTGTATTTTTGTACCTTTCTTTCCTCAATTAATTTTTCTATGTCGTCATCATATACTTCATTATCATCACCGTATCCGTGTAGGTCGTTAATTATTTGTTCTAGTTTAACCTGGACATCTTTAGGGCAAATACACTCCTTATAAGTTGCTATATCTTTTGTAAACTGTCTATCTGCCTCTATTCTTTTCAGACTGTCGCTAAAAACTCCATTACAGATAGGGCAAACGTGATATGCTTGATTAAAATTTACAACTGAACCCGTCATATAATTATTTATTTATTCTTTTTTATTACGTGATTCTATAATTATTTCACCTTCTACAACTTTGACTGGCTTAAGAACTACAATAACTTCGTCATCTCCTCTACCAGTATCAGCATCTGGCTCTACTTTGTCCAGATAAGTTTTAATAGCTGTGTTCTTAGCTCCACGGTCGTTGTCTTGTTTGATATTCTTTACTAATTCGTCTGCTACTGCTCCAATAGACATCTTAGCTACTACTTCGTCCTTAAAATAAGCCTCAATAGCTTGAAACTTGCCTGTTTTTTCTATATTGGCGTTGCTTTTAGTAGAATAGCCTGCAACTTTCATTGATTCTATTCTGGATTTACCAGCTTTCTTAGCCATATAATATTTACCAGGCTTACTTTTAAGGTCTGGTTTCATATTATTTCTTTTTATCCTTTTTAGGGGCTTCAGCGTCATCTTCAGCCTTTTTTAATATACGGTATTCTCCTTGAAGTCGATAGAGTTCTTGCTCAATCTCATTCTTTTGTCCTTCTAGCTTTACGTATAGCTCTTGGACCTCTTTTGATGTTTTTAAAATTTCCATAAGTTAATTTATTTAACTCTCCTATAACTTTGCTAGCACTTACAACACTAATCTCTGTCAGGTCTATCGTTATACCGTCAAGACTACTAATGATTTGTATGCTTTTCTTAGCCATAAGGGTAGCACTAAGACCAGCTCGGGGGGCTGGGTTGATTGTGCTTTCAGGTTGTGATTGTATTAATCATTGAACCCGCTTTTTTAAATCGTTACGCCCACTGGGGGGGTATACGCTTGTTATACTTTAATTATAAGCCTTTCGTTAAAACTGGTCAAATTACCTCCGCAAATATATCATATATGATATGTTTCTATTGACATCCTTACTAGATATGATACAATAATAGTACAGTACTTCAAACCTATGCTTGTCAACTTTAATAGGGAAGTCTACTATCCAGATTGTTATGTGGAGTATTTGTCGCACCCAAAATACCACCACT